AAGCGCATTTAAATAACTTATTAGAAGTTAATGATCTAAACGATTTTAAAGGTATGGTTGATGAACTGAGAGATACCTGGACCAAGAAACAAATGTTTAGAACAGAAACCGAAGCAAGATTTTCAGTTCTTCAAGACAATCGATATCCTACTAAAGCTGCAAAATACTGGCAGTGTGTTCGAGAGCAAGCAAGTTACTTGGATAACTTGATGACACTATCATTTGATTACAGAAGAAATGAAGCAAAAATTAAATGGTTAGAAGGTAAAGTACAAAAAGAACAAGACGAATATAAACTGTCTAAATATGAAATTGATTTAGATGAATGTCGTTATGCAAAAGCATCTATGGAAAAAACAGCCAAACATAGAATGCGAGAAATTAAAATGTGGTCTAGATTAAAATCAGAATTTAATGATGGATCATTTAATGATAAAGATGTCAATCAACATCAATTAGAATCTTATGGTTTACAGTATGCAGCAAAAGCACAGCAACTAACTGAAAATTCTTCAGACACCGATAAGTTTAATGTTCTAGGACAATTACAATCTTTACAGAGAATAAAGAAATCAGGTGAATTAGAAAGTAGTTATAAAGAGAAAGAACAAATAACCCAACATGGGAAACCAAAACCGTAAATTATTTTTTCTAGTTGCACAACCTAGATCTGGCAATACTTTATTTTCTTCGATTATGAATCAAAATAAAGACATAGCAGCTACGCCTAATTCTATTACATTAGAGATAATGAAAGAGTTATTTTTACTTAAACAAACCGATGTCTTTCAAAATTACCCTGACCACAAATCATTAGATAATGTTTTAGACAATGTATTTAACAACTACTATCAACATTGGCCACAACGAATAATTATAGATCGTGGACCTGTTATGACACCAGGCAATTTTGAATTGATGCAAAAACATTTTAAACATGGTTTTAAATGTATAGTGCTGCTTAGAGATCTAATGGATGTATTAGCTTCGTATATGCAATGGTATACAGAAAATCCTGATGCATTTCCTAATCGATATAACTGCAATAATGATGAAGAAAAATTATTTATGTTAATGAATAAAGATGGTGCTATTGCTAAAGATTTAATAGCTATACAAAATTCTTTTAAACATCCTAATATTTGTCATTTTGTAAAATATGATGATATGGTGACAAACCCAGAACAAGAATTTAGAAAAATATATCAATTTATGAATGAATCTTATTTTAATCATAATTTTGAAAATCCCAGTGATGTAGAAGTTAATGGTTTAAAATACGATGATAGAGTTGTAGGTAGTAATATGCATAAATTATTTTCAGGTAAAGTAAGAAAAGTATATAATCCCTACATTGAAAAAATTCCAAAAGCTATAAGAGAAAAATATGAACACATTAAATTTTGATTTTGTATTCTTAGGTCAATCAGTTTTAAAATATCAAGTACCGCTAGATATTTTTCATACGATTAATTTTATTTATGAAAAGAATTTTCATAATTTATATCCAGCCAATAAACAATTGGTAGGTAAAATAGAAAATGAACATTCCTTATTTTATGATGGTGCAGATGAATCCAAAGTTAGAAAACATAATTTATTACCAAGAAATATTACTGGTTATTTTTTAAATATATTTAAACACTATTTAGATTTTAATAAAATAAAAGATGCTGATATGCATTTAAATTCTATATGGGTAAATGAAATGAAACAACATGAATACAATCCTGCTCATATTCATCGAGGAACATTGTTTACGGGTTTGTCTTCAGTAATGATTTTAAAATTACCATCAACATATGGTAGAGAATATTCAAATGCAGAAATACCACAAAATGGTAGACTACAAATATTAGGTGCAAGTAATGGTCAATTTGCAAAAATAGATTATCAACCACCAATGGAGCTAAGAGACTTTTATGTGTTTCCATATGACATGAGACATTGTGTGTATCCATTCAATGGAACAAATGAAACAAGACGAACGTTAGCTGCAAACTGTGATGTACAGTTTGATCCAATAAGAAATAGAGGAGCCTCATGATTATAACAGAACCAAGATGGAAGTCTTATATTGTTGAAACCACAAACCCTGTATTTACACCTGAACAATGTCAAAATATTATTGAAGCAGGTAGAAAGCAACCAAGGCAAGATGCTCAAGTGGGTGGTGGTAAAGGTGGTAAAGTTGATACTAAAACTAGAATCTCACACATCTCTTGGATTCCATTTAGTGCTTTACCTCCAATGTATAAAACCATTGAAAAATTAATGTTACAAACGAATGGCAATCATTTTGGTTTTGATGGAATGAGATTAACGGAACCTGCACAGTATACAGAATATACTGAAGGCGGTTTTTATGATTGGCATATCGATTCCGATGTTAATTGTGCACATGAACCACCTGTTCGAAAAATATCAATGACGATTGAATTATCACCTGAAAATGAATATGAAGGTGGTGGATTAGAATTTATGGATAACGGAAAACTAATTAGACCTAAGCAAGGTCATGCAATATTTTTTGCATCTTTTATTCGACATAAAGCAGTTGCAGTTAAAAAAGGAAACAGAAAATCGTTAGTTATGTGGTTCGGGGGTCCTTCATTTAAATGATTAGAGAATTACACTTTCCAACTCCAATTTATATATTTGATCATAACGATCCATCATTAAATACCCAATTAGAAAAAGATGTTATGAATTGGATGAATCAAGATAAAGGTGTTGTTAGAACTAATGTTAAAGGTTGGCATTCAACAACGGATATGCATTTAAGACCAGAATATAAAAGATTAGTCGATGGTTTATATGAAGCACAACATAGAATTTATAAAGAAGAACATTTAGATTCAGAACCTTTTTTAGGTAATATGTGGGCTAATGTGAATCCACCTGGTGGCATGAACCGTGCGCATATGCATCCAAACTCATTATGGTCTGGAGTGTATTATATAAAAGCACCTAAGAACTCTGGTCATTTAAAAATAGATGATCCAAGATCCGTTGCTGCCTTATCAAGACCTAAAATGAAAGAAGGTAAAACTCCTTCTAGATTATGGAGAGAAACACACTATGAACCAAAAGCAGGACGACTAATTATGTTTCCATCTTGGGTGATGCATTGTGTTGATCCTAATCAATCTGATGATATAAGAATATCCGTGTCATTTAATTTTTTACAGAAAGGACTTATGGTATGACATTTCAACAACAAAAATATCAAGTCATTAAAAACGCTTTACCCTATGAACTAGCTAATTTTATATTTAATTATTTCTTACTTAAAAGAGATGCAGTTGATTTTATGTATAAAAATAATATTCATTCAGAATCTCCAATGTTAGGAACATGGTCGGATCAACAAATACCAAATACTTTTTCTTGTTATGGTGATTTTGTAATGGATACATTACTCGTTAAAATGTTACCAGTTATGAGACAACATTCAGGACTAGATTTGATACCCACATACTCTTATGCAAGAGCATATAAAAAAGGGGATGAACTTAGAAGACATAAAGATAGACCATCTTGTGAGATATCTTGTACTTTAAATTTAGGTGGAGATCCTTGGCCTATTTATATTGATGGTACAGGTGCAGATTCTGTTATAGATGAGTATAAAAAAATCATTAAACCTAACGCTCCAGCGGGCACAAAGGTATTGCTTGAAGTAGGGGATATGTTAGTATATAGTGGCTGTGAACTCGAACATTGGCGAGAGCCTTTTGACGGGAACATTTGCGGTCAGGTATTTTTACATTATAACCATGTAAACGGCCCATTTGCTGATAAAAATAGATTTGATGGAAGAGCTATGTTAGGTCTACCATCATTTGCAAAATAGTATTATAATGGAGCCATATGCTACAAAAGATAGGTTTTCAACCAGGATTCAATAAACAGATTACAGAAACCACAGCCGAAGGACAATGGGTTGATGGGGATAATGTAAGATTTCGTTATGGTACACCTGAAAAGATAGGTGGTTGGGCACAGTTAGGTGAATCAAAACTTACAGGAGCTGCAAGAGCTTTACATCATTTAGTTAACAAGTCTGGTAACAAGTTTGCAATCATAGGCACAAACAGAATTTTATATGCTTACACAGGTGGTGTATTCTATGACATTCACCCAATCAAAACTACAACTACATTAACCAATGCATTTAGTACAACGAATGGTTCAGTAACGGTCACTTTAACATTCAGCACGGACCACGGAGTACAGGAAAATGACATTATTCTTTTAGATAATTTTACAACAATTACAGGATCCGATTATACAGCTGCAGATTTTGATGATAAAAAATTTATGGTAACATCAGTTCCTACATCTACAACATTAACTATTACAATGCCATCAGCTGAAACAGGAGCAGGTGCAACTTTATCTGGAGGAATAAGAGTACAACATTATTATCCAGTAGGACCTGCAGAACAATTACCTGGCTTTGGTTGGGGATTAGCTGCATATGGTGGAACAGTAACAGGTGAAGCAACTACAACTTTAAATGGTGGTATTAATGCTGTGACTACAACTATTGTATTAACAGATGCATCTTTGTTTCCAACTTCAGGTACAAACTTTGTTCAAATAGATTCAGAAGAAATTTCATACACAGGTATAAGTGGCAATACTTTAACAGGGGTTACAAGAGGAGTTAGAAATACAACAGCAGCTACTCATTCAAATGGTGCAACAGTAATTAATAGTTCAGATTATATTGCATGGGGTGAAGCAGCATCTGGTGACTTAGTTGTTGATCCTGGTTTATGGTCTATTGATAATTTTGGAGATAAAGTAATTGCACTAATTCATAATGCACAATGTTTTGAATGGGACTCTAATG